GTAATTGCATTATTTGGAATTTTTACAGTAGTTACTGCGTCATCAGCAATTTTATTTGTTGTTACTGAACTATCTGCAATATTAGTTGCACCAATAACTCCAACTGGTATTGAATTGTTTGTAGAACTTAGTGCTGCAATAAATATTCTTAATGTGTTTGTTGATGCACCTATATTACCACTATCAAAAGCTGCTGTGATTGATTGTAAAGTACCATTGTTAGATGATGCTGTAATTGATCCATAAACAACAGTACCATCACCTTTTAAAACTTTTAATCTTCTATTAACATGATAGATCGCAGTAATATCTACACTACTTGCTATAGTAAATTGAGTTGTTGAAACCCAAGCTGGAACATAAGCTGAATCTCCATCTCCATATTCTATCCATTGACTATCATTAAACCACTCTCTAGTATTTTTCATTAATGCTCTAATTGCATTATTCAAATCACTAGGTAACATTCCCTCTGCTGTATTTATTCCATTTAAAGAAGTGTTACTTGCTTGTGTTGTTGAGTAGTCTTTTATTCCTGCCATTTATTTTCTCCTAATTCATAAACCAACTAAATGCTTTATCGCTTTCAGTATTATTTTTGTTAATTAATGTATTTACTGCTTCTTCTATTTGTCTTTGAAAAAACTCTTGAGTTTCAATTGAGTAACGAACATTATCTATATTAATTTTTTCACTCATTATCTTTCCCCACCTTGACTAGCTTTTAAATCTATTCCTTGTGCATGACTCCAAACTGTTCCAGCAGGTACTTTTACATTTGCTCTAAAGTATCTACCAGATTGTCTTACTGGACTTATGCCTGTTGTATTTGTTGTACTTGATGCAGAAGTTGTAACTGCATCAGATAATTTATCTCTAGTTTTAACTGTAACATTTGCAGTTGCATCAACAATTGGTCTTATACCAATTACATTTGCTCTTAATCCTGGAAATAACTCTTGTTCTCTAGTTTCTAATTCAGCTTCTAAATTTGTTCCAGAAAAAATAGCTGCTTTAAAGTTTTCATCAATAGCACCTAATTTTAAATGTCCTGTTGTCCAATAAGGTGTGTCTAATGAAATATTAATTTCATCTAAGTTTTCAGATATTAAATCCATTAACTCAACTGTATTAAAACTTACAAACTGTTCAAAAATTTGTGATGCTTTTACATTAGCTGTACTCCATTTTTGAGTAACATAATTGTAAATTAATAATTTATCACAAATACCAGTAGTGTTTCCTGTGTTGTCTTTACTTGGATATAACCATATCGCTAAAGTATTAAAAGGATCTACTGCTGCTGTTATTCTATCAGCAAATGCCTTGTTTAAATCTAAATCAAAAAATCTATTAACTTTTTCTGCACCTATCGGTAATACTTGGTCGCCATTGATTTGAAAAAATCCATCATCTGCATAAAAGAAAACTTGTCTATTATCTTGGCAAACTGTTTGTCCATAAACAGCTCCTCTATTTGGAGAGATTACTGAGAAACGAAATATTGTTGCTCCTCCAACAAAGTCAAGCCTTGTGATTTGATTTTGCCTAAATATATAACCAACCTCACCAGAGGTTATGGCAACTACCTGTCCACCTGAACCTGGTAACTCTTGAGTATCTGATGATTTAACTCCAGCTTCCCAAGTTGAAATATCGTTTAAACCTGACCATGCAATTTTATTTTTTGCATTTTCAATATTACCTGTTACTAAAAAATCTCTTACTACTCCTGAAACTCTAAACTTAGCAGGTACAGTTCCACTTCCTTGTGAGTTTGCCAAAGATTGTAATGTTGCAAAGTTAGTTGAAGTACCCATTAAGTAATACATTGGAGGATTAACTCCATTACTTGCTATTACAAATTGTCCAAATTGAGTAAATGTAAAAAAGTCTGTGTCAGTACCTGATATAGTTAAACTACCTTTAACACTTGTAAAAGTACCAGATGTTAATTTATAAATATTGTCTTTAGTTCCTACAAAAGTAAATACTGTATTTGTATTATCTCTAAAACTACCTGCACCTTTTGCATTTTGTGTAACAGTTGATGCACCACTATAAGGTACTAAACCTTTAACAGGTTTATAACTTGATTGTGCATGATAAACATTAGTTGCTACTGTTGCACCTGGATTTAAATTATCTGGTTGGTCTGGCAACCATTCGCCAAAAGGTAATTGCATATTTTCCTATTATAAAGTTGAAATAAATGGAGATGGTACAGAAGTTACAGTTCTTACTTGTAAAGGACTTCCATTGTATTCATCTTCTCTATCATTTAATTCTAATCTCTCAAGTGCTGTTGCAAACATTTGTTGCCATGTTTGAATTTGTTGAGGATTGATACCACCTAAAAAGTTCGCTGCATGAAACAAAGAACCATACAAATAAATTGCAGGGTGATTTTCTAAAATAAAATTTGTTGCAACAGTTGAACTTAGAGCTGGAAATTTTTTAAAGTAATTCATTACAGCAGTATAAGTTGCATCTGGTTTTGGAGAAAATCTTAATGTATCTCCTAAAATTGTAAATGTAGTTGGCAAACCAGTAGTAGATGTTCCACTTGTAGTGTCCATTGATGATGGTGTTGTATAAACTAAAGGAGTTTTAGTTTGACCACTTAATATGTAAAAATTTCTAATTTGTAAAAAGTCTGTTGGCAAAGCTGCTGTTTCTGCATTAACAGTTATATTAACTTGAGCTATCATTGATCTAACTCTTAATTTAGAATTAAGATCAGCTTCTGTTAGTTTAATAAAATCATCTTGTATCTCAGTAGTTAAATCTGATCTGTTAAGCCAGTTTGCTATTGATGCTTTTAAAGTTGTGTATGTAGTTAGTGCCATTATAAATTGCCCTCTGCTGTTCTAAAATATCTAAATTCAGAACTGTTTAATTTTTCTCTTAATATTTTTTTCTGTATATCTCTTGGTAATTCAAACCAATTACCTTTGTTTTGATCTTTATGATATTCTTTGCACCATATCTCAAGAACAACTACTGGTATTGATGCAACTCTTTTTAATCCCTTATCAGGACTATAGCCATCATTTTGATTATATAATCTTTTATTATTTTCTAAAATAGGCTTAACATCTATTGATCTTTTTTGAACAACACCATCTGCACCATTATCTAAAAAAGTTTCTGTGATGCCTTTTTCGTCTGTTTCTTGACTTATTTTTTTCATCTACCTTGACCTTTATATCTAGTCATTTTCATTTGTCTTTTTTCTGACTTATTTAAACTTTTTTTATGTACTCCAGGTCTTTTTTTTGGTTTATCTCTAGGTACAAAATGAGTAAATTTTACTCTTGCCACTAAGCACCCATTTCAGTAACAGAAATGACAGCATTATCTGCACCTAAAGCAGCTACTTTTTCACCTGGAGAAACTTTAAAAATTTCTGGTTGATCTGCTGGTATAAAAATATGATCAGCAGTTGCAGTTGGAGCTGCACCAAAGATAATATGAAAGTCTGTTGAAGCAGCTATTCTAACATATTCAGTTTGTGAACCAAAAGCAGATGAAGCAACAGATGCTGCTGTTCCTGCCATAGTTATTTTTTGTATTGTTCCTGGTCTAAGACCATAATTAAAACTCATAATTTATTTTCCTTTATATTTAATATTTTCTTTTTTTTATTTTTTTTGTTTTTTTCTTTTTACCTTTTTTCTTAGATGGTCGTCCTTTTTTAGAACCATAAGTTCCCATTCCCATTGGCATAATTTATTTCCTTTTTAAGTTAATTGGTATTTGTGGGAGAAATATCGCTAGACAGGATCTCCCACAAAGATTGTAATTATCTTCTGATAACAAAAGTTATTTCCATTTTAGAAGCATTTGTTGAACCACCATTAGTGATACATTCAATTGTTCCATCTTCTTCAACTCTATTAGCAGCAGTTGGTTCTGATGTTGCAACTCTACCTGCTGATCCTGAAGCTGTATGGCTAATTCCACCATTAGTTACTGCAACACCACCTATTTCAAAAGAGATAGCTGCTGTTCCTGTAGTAGTAGCTTTGTTATGTGTAATAATTTTAATTATTCTTCCACCATCAGGTACACAAACAAAAGTTGATGATCCAGTTGATACATCTGGAATTGCAGATGTTATAAAGTAGTCGTTTAGTGTTCTCATGTTATTTTCCTATTTTTGTATTGCTTCGTTCCGATTATAAAATCTTCAAAGAAAACAAAATTGTTTATTAATAAATAAGAGGGGAAATTAATCCCCTCCTATAAATGTTTTGATTAAGCTGTTGTTAAATCAAATACAGCACCACTTGCTTTTTCGTTTTTAGAAACAAGTGTGTATTCTGCTAACATAGCTTTTTTCTGTGCATCACCAGTTACTGCAAGATCCATAAGTTGGAAATCTCTTAGAAAGGCAACTGCCCACATATCAGGTGACAGTACAAAACAATCTCTACTTCTTGATAGTCTGTTAGGTACTACAGTCATTGATCCAAAGTCTGACTCATAAATGTCAATAGCAGCAACAAGTCTTTTGTCTTCTGCTGAAGTCATTTTAGTAGAGCCACCAGTAAATCCTGATAGTTTTTGTTTGTTGAAAGCACCAAGCATAATCATTGATGGATCTCCACCATTAACCCATGTTTGTGAAACAACATCTTTTAGTTGTGCTTCAGTAAAGGCTCTTTGTGTTCCATCAGTTCTAAGTGTACCTGGAGTATCAACTGCACCACCACCTGGATTGAATTGTCCATTCGCACCATTAGCTGCTTTGTTAGTGTTACCTTGAATCCAAGAAGCAAGACCAGCTAAAGTTCTAGCTGCTGCTGCTCCACCTGCATCTCTTGATTGGTTGTTACAAAGAACAAGCTCCATATCTCTTTTAAGTTCTTTTGAACTTTTTGAGATTTGGTATGCTAGTTCGTTATTTCTTCCAGCACTATTTACAGTATCTTGCGTACCAGAAACAATTACAGATTTTCTTGAAATCTGAGTTTGGTTATTGATTCTGACAGTTGGAGTTACTGCTAAGAAAGCGATTTCATCACCCTCTATTTGAGCATTAGTTGCTGCTGCTGTTAGTGCATCAGTCTGCCACTCATGTAAAGTGCCAGATGCTTTTTCTTTTCCAATTGAACTCATGAAAGGAGTATCAGTAGGAGAGATATTATAGATTATATCTGATAAATCTTCTCTATTACCAATAGCTGCATAAGTTTGGAATGTATTTGCTACGATTGCCATAGTTTTTTTTTCCTTTTATGTTGAGGTTATTTATTGTTAATCATATCTAAAAATACATCTTGAGCAGCTTTCATACTGCCAGATTTTTTTAGACGACTAAATTTTTCTCTCCTCAATTTTAAGTTAGATTCACTTTTGCCTTGTTTGACTCCAGAAGAAAATACTTTGCCAGGTTTAGAAATCTTTTTAGCCAAATTCGGTTTTGAATTTTGCAAATTTCTATACTTCATAGCATCATTAACCAACATTACTATTCTATGATCGTACACTTGAGCAACTTCTTGGTCGTTAAAACCATAATTGTTAAGTGTGCTTTTCATATTAGCTTTTAAAGTTGAAACTTTTGCAGGATCAGTAAATTCTGGCATTTTCTTTTCCAGTAATTGTTTTTGTTCTTGCAAGAAAGTATCAAATTGTACTTTTTGTTCAGCTTGAGTTTTAGCTTTAACAGAATCAAGTCTTTCTTGTTTCTTTCTAAGCCTATGTTCAACCCTCATAGCTTCTGTCGGATCATCTTCGTACATTTGTTCTAAATCAACAGAATTTTTTTCTGCGTTTAGTTCTTTTTGAGCCATAGACATCAATTCATTAACTTGATTAAGTTTTTGAGAATAGTTTAGTCTTTGCTTTTCAGACTCAGATTGAAAATTCTTTCTTTGATTAGAAAGTTCTTCAGTCTTTTGTCTATAGTCAGCATCTCTTGAGTAACCATTTCTCAACTCATCAAGGGTAACTTCTAATTCTTGACCTGCAACTTTTACCTTGTAGGTGGAATCTTCTAGTTTCTCTTGAGTATCAATCTGTTCTTCGTCTTGAGATACATCTTGTTCAGAAACTTCTTCTTCTTCAGATTCAGTTTCTTCACTTATTTCCTGTTCCTGTGGTTGATCTTCTTGAGATTCCACATTTTCTGGTTCAGGAGAATTTTGTTTAATTTCTTCTTTAGGTGGTTCTTGTTGTCCAATAGTTTCTTCTTCTTTAGGATTTAATAAACCATCTAATGCTTTTGTTGCTTTTTGCAAATCAGTTTCAGATCCTTGTAATGGGTTGCCTTGATTTTCTGACATTGTTTTTCCTTTTTAAGTTAAGCTCCTCTTGTGAGGTTGGCTTATCCTAAACTTGATTGTTTAGAATTTTTTATTTTTAGTTTGATTTCTAAAATCTTCTAATTGTTTTGATGCAAGTTTCCCTGTATCAATCATTTCAATTAAATTCTGTTCTACTTTGCCTACCATTTGATATGCTAACCAAAGTTTTTCTCTGGTTTCATTTTCTTTTGCACCAGTATTAAATAAACTATTAGAATATAATTCTCTTAGTTTATCAAATGATTCTTTTAATAATGGATTATCAAAAAGTTGTTTAGCTTTGTTCGCCTGGCTTAATTCCTGGTTGAGCTTGTCCTGTTCTTGGTTGTTCATCAGTTTTATCTATCTGTTGTGATAATTTGTTTGCTGACTGTTCTGCTGCAAAAAATGCTTTACCTCTGTTTGAAACAATAACTTTGTCTAGTTCTGCTTCAGCTTTAAGTTTAGCACTATCAATTTGAGTAGTATATTTTAGCTCCATCTCTTTGATTTTAGTTTCAAAATCCAAAACATTAGCAGCATTATTGCTTTTAAGTTTTTTCATTTCTAATTCTAATTCTGCAAGTTTTCGTTTTTCTTCACTTGCTATTCTAGTAAATTCTATTTTCTCAATAGGAGTTGGTTTAGGTTCAGGTTTAGGTTGAACCATTTGTTTTCCTTGATCTGGATTAACAAAGTAATTTTCAACATTTTTAAGACCAGCATTTTCAACAATCTTAGTTAAACTGTTGTAAATGTTTTTTAAGCTCACCATTGGGAACTCTTGACCACCTTGCAATTGAAATGCTTGAAGTTGTCTTTCTAAAATATTATTTAAAATAACAATTTGTTGATCTTTAGAACCAGCTCCAAGTCCAACTGTAATAGTAACATTATATCTGTTTTTCCATTCAGTAGGTTTGACTGGTACAAATTGATTGTTTAATTCTACAATTCTTTCTTTGTCTTGATA